CCCTGCGTCACCTCCCTAGTTGTACTAGCCTACGCTCAGTCCTGAGAACTTGACACCATTTTCAACATGAGCTAACAAAGGTGCCCAGTATACAACTGTAAAATCAGCCGCTGCTAAAGCAGAAGTGAAATTATTAAAACCAATCCCTGTACCAGTCTTCTAGGCTATTCCGTCGTGGACGAAGTAACTTCTCTTAACACCTGGATTGAGCCTACTCTCTTGGAACTAGCCTATGTAGTTATACAACTACGAGGATTGTATATTCTTCAATCCTCCCAAAGCTCTCTTGGTCTATCCTGGGGTCAGGTGTTTGTCTGCAGGCAAGAAGGGTCTATTCTTCAATTCTCAAGCATAAACTTCCTCTTCCAGGATCTCAGCAGCCTCCATGACATCTATAGCTGCTCCCTTCTTATGCCATTTCTTGTTCTTTCACTTATTCTTCTTCTTCCGTACAGCTGCGTGAACGTCAGCTTTAACCTCCTCTTTTATCTCTTCTCTAATGGCTTTGTTAAAAAACCGTCCTTTACCTCTCGGCATATCTTAAATTATTAAGAGAGTCCGGGTTACGCCCGAAGACGAAGGGTTGTACTTAAGAGCTAATCTATTCTTCTTTCTCCCGATGATCAACTGACCTGTATCCCCTAAAATATGCATACTGGACAAGTAAATCTTCAACCTAGATGCAATACAAAAGTCAATAGCCTCTATATCTCAGGGATTAACTTTCGACTCCCAATAAGTATTAGAGCTCCTTAATTTCTGGAACAACAAATCTCGTTCTGAGGCAAGCAAAGCCGGGGCTGGGTACTAAGATTATCTATAATCCAGAAGGAACTCCAAACTAGGAAACGGTAGCTCTTTCCGAGCACTATCCTTAAGAGCCTAAACATGAAGACCGGGACACTTCTTAAAAGGGGAGAACTAACCTTTATAAAACTGCTTCTCAAATACCAGTTTCTTAGCATCTCGGAGAAGATAGAATCCGTCATATCCAGACTTATCACCCACGTGAAAACTGCTCTTGGAGCAGAAATCTATATCCCACCATTCTCTAACTGAGAAATCCTTTATCACTTAGCCCAGACCATATCATCCAGGATAGTTCTTATCGGGAGTTGACAACATCTTAAATTCAGTCAAAAATCAGTCTAGATCACTCTTCCTGACCCACGCTACTACATCATCTCCAGCTGCTAAACTGGGGATCTTTACTCCCATAGACTGGGACACATACTTGACATACATAATAGACCGAAGGGTATTGCCTAGAGTAGTAAGGGTTGGATGCCCCGAGAAAGTAGTTCCTTTCATCTTAAACCAGGAGAATTCACTGCTCTTCAATCAAAAGCTCTTCGGGATCTAGTGAACACTCTACACCCCCGGAGTAGGAACAAAAACATCAAATTCATTGTCACAAGCTGACTTGCAAATAACGTCTGCTAATTCCTAAGGATCTCAAATCCAAGAGGGATACAATTCTCCAATGGCAGAACAGATTTAGACCAATCAAGGTTTGTACTGCCTCCAGAAACTAAAGTCTACTGCATCCTGCAAGCTATGGTGCTAATTGCTATCAAAAGCCGATCCATCCATGGATACTGAAACAAATTATTTCGGATCTTCTCCCAGAATTGAACTTATCCTTCAGATTAGTCCCTCAGAATCCAAGCCATGACAGAACTCTGGCAAAACCAAAGAGTCGTCTACTAAGCGCTTAAAATCTCTAAAAATATACTGCTATATGTAAGTCAATAAACCACAGCCTTCATCCGACGGATTGAAAATATTTCTAGGGCGCTCAGCCACTGAATCTACGCTCTAGCCAACCTGTTTATGGTAGACCTCCCCTCCTTTCACCATAGTCTGGAAACTAGGCTTCAAATCTCAAACAGACATACTCTTCAATTACTTCTAAATTTGATGGTAATATCGATTCTTCTTACTAGGAGTCCAATTGTTCTTCCCTGCCAGCCAATCGAGAACCGAGATCGGCTCCACGACACTGCCCAATAATTTCCGGGTAATATTGTTGAAGAAGGTCTAAGAGAGCGCCTTGAGATTAGAAACACAGACAGGGTCCGGTTCAAGACTATTAGAATTGTGCCTATTTATGAAAGCATAATAACTGTTCAAAAAACTCTTGCTGTCGAACTCATAAGACTGAGTCTAAATCCCGTTCTCTACCAATTCATATCCTGTCTTTGTCACTTCGGCTTCTCTAGGAAGTCTATCTTGAGAGGTCTACAGATTCAGCAAAAGGTTCAATTGATCCAAAGACTTATTATTAAACTCGAGTTGGTCCCTCATCTAGGCACAGGAGAACTTGTCCAATCTAGCAGGCTCTTTGCTATAAAAATACTCAACCTAAGCAGCACTCGCACTAGGAAGAATATCAAGTTTGAGAGAGCTTTTTGTGGGAACACAATTCCAAGGTAACTCGATATCAAGGAGGCTTAAATCATCCAATGGCTTGTGACTATCTAAGGAAAACTAGGTCTATTTCGCTCCGATCAAGAAATGTCTCATATCTAGAGCCTACCTATCCACGATGATCTTCCCGAATCAAGAATAGAACCAATACTTCCAAGAGAAATTATGAGTATAAAGCGAAACATCTCTCAAAGTAATCTTTCGGCTAAAATACACTCTCCATCGATAGATAGCGGACGTTATCAATCGAAATCCTACCAGCAATTTATAAAAAGATAACTTATCCCAATAAAACAGGAGGGCTAACAGGAGCAAGCCGTCAATCCAGTCCCAGGAAGGTAGAGATGCCTCGAGGTCATAATGCCCCTTTTTCTGGATCATTGGGTTCTGATAAACAGTATCGAGGAATCTCCTTGTGCCTACGGTACTGAGGTAAAAACTCCCTGAATGAGGCTATTTGCTCAAGATATCTCCGAAAGCAGTCTAGAATCTCTTACTACTCTTCTCTACCTCCGTTAAATTCTCCTCTAAGAAATTCCTCTAAATGAATCCCGTATCATTACTGCTACCGGCACATGGGAAAAAGTTCGCATTGTAGCTATCACTACTATATCTACCCCAGAAGAATCACAAATATCCACAGTCGATAATTACGTCAGCGAATTTCAGACCTATATTCTTGTGGCTGTATACATTTCCTGATCCATTCGTCCTCATGTTAATCCGCTAGTAAGCCAACTCACTAGGATCAGTGTAAACAGTGTACTCTCCTTCCCCACAGGGCAAAAGATATCATCCAGGAGTCTACTCGAACTAAAGCCCTGAGACATAGAAAGACGCTTAAGGACAATTGGGAACTTGAGGTAAATAATAATGAACATCATTCATCAAAAAATCACTTTTTCACTCGCCCAGTCTCTAAGCATCCCTTAACGGTCTCCAAACATTGTCCTGTAGAAAAGCTTCTAAAGTGTCCTAGACTACAATAAACGGCTCTGAAAAAACTTTATCCGAGTTTTGATGATAATAATTCTGGTCATACTCCCCACAGACCGGTCTAATCGCCATTATCCTGGGGACAAGTTAGGGAACTGCATCACCTCTCTTGAGGATTACCACTTTATGGGCTCCCCGGTTACCGGACCTCTGATCCATCAACTTGAAGAATTGACCAAATTTACTGCCCACGTCGATGATAACTTTATCCTAACCTCCATTGCAGACCTCATTCAAACTTCTGGAATAGAGTCAATCAATAAGACTCCTGCAATTACTATGACCTCCATGCTCCCACTATAAGCCATCATCCAACTCCTCGCGAGAGAAGCATACTCCACCCTTTGAGCATTGTTCAACAAATCCTTGATTCAGTCTACCAGTCACCGCAGACAAAAATCTATTCTTCACCACATCCCAAAAAATTTTGGCTTTACCTCCATTGGCATCCAAATTGCCTGATTTAGACACAAAACTCTTTGAGCCCTAATCATATATGTCCAAAATTCAAGCATGGGGAATAGCCGCCCTCGTTCAAAGGGGGTGAACCTATACTTTGCTCCGGAATTCCAATTTCTCCAACATGAAAGTGTTGAGATCCATAAGTAAGAAGAATGGGAAGCAAATTCAAGAAATCACGACTTTGATCCAAATGTAAACCTTGCAGGCCTATTTCGTGAAGCTCAATCCTTGACAAATCAGGTTGCTTAAAATAGATAAAACCACAGAAATGTACTGTACAGGATAGGATGAGTGAGACTTATTGAAGTGGCTCCTCTTTTCCTACGGGACAAAGTCAGACTCGCCTCCCTCTTCTAAGTCCAGTCAAGTAGGTCAAACCTAGCTGAACGAGATGAAATCTCTCCCCTATTCTCTTGCCCGTATAAGCCGATCCACTTCCTATCAGGCCTCTTACACTTTAACAGTTACCGGTTTGAGAGATTTCTGAGGAAGGGTTTTCATTTCTTCTACATCCGAACCCAGTCTCGGGAATGGAGTCTGAGGAATTAAGGGGGCTCGCCCTAGTTCTACCTCGTCATTATCCCCATTGAGGACTCACAAACTCGGGACTTTGTCGAAGCATCTAGTGACATTGTCCTTGACCTCATGGTTAGCGACGACACTGACAAATGTCCTGTTGACTTTAGGCACCTCATTCCCTTAACACACAATGGACTCGGATTCACCCGCAAGGTCATCTAATACTGGCATGACTCATTTCCAAGGTACTTCCTCCGGGAAGTGCAACCTAGATCTAGAAGCGACTTTCTGAAGAGATCCCATCTCTCCAATCATCTCCACCGAAAACTCCGTTGTGTAGATAAAAGGCTCATCGTGCGATGAATAGTCCCCGGCGTTTTTCCATTATTCCTCCGGCAAATCTACAGGCTGGCATATTTCATTGCACGCGCAATGGTACATATTCTCTAACCGGGCAGTCCAGACAGCCCCAAAGACAGAGAAATTAGAGAGGGCTTTATAGAGACAAGGATAGAATTTCACTATACCAGTAGAGGATACAAGGCTCTATTCTCCTCCTAGACAAAAATTGAAATCATTAGTCATCCCCAGCCTGTAGATAGGCCCCGATCCGGCTCAACCTTTGCACACCCAAATCCAATTCTCGGGCCACATCTTAAAGTTAGCGGGGCTCTTATTGTTGACATCGTCGTCCTCCTCAAAGAAAGCATCTTCTCTCCATTGCTAAGCTGCAGAATCCCAAGTGCATGCATTCTACAAAAGCTTCTAACACACTGGAGTCGCAACGAATTAATAAGTACAGAAAAAGACACAAAATCTGAAATATTTAGAAGATTATTCTGCTAAAGGAGTCTAGTCCAGTTCGAGGAATGACCCTAAGGGGGAAAATTTACAAAGTTTATCAAAACTTCCTCCTAGGCCTTGCCAGAGGCTGCAAGTGCTAACATAAAGAATAGCTAATCGGACCATATGATCCACGTTCCGAACAGGTAGACTACCAGCCCTAACGACCATTACAGGCCAAAAAATTCTGCCGTCCCCGTCGGCTTCGTAAGAGCCTGGCCTACACCGCCACAATCCAATGACCCCATAAGAGCAATTCTTCTCGATATAAAACTGATACCCCACAGTAACCATCGACCTAAGACAGCCGACTTGGCTAACAAAATCTGTAAGTCGTTAACTAAGCTCAAAAGTAACCTCAGAGAAAGCCATAGGGGACTCCACTACCATTATTCTAGTTTCGCTATCTAGCTCTCCATCTACGTGGTACACCAAGACCAGCTCGCCATCTTTTAAATGGGTGGCGAAGCCATTATATCCAGACTAATAGACTGCTCCGTACTGACTAATGAAGTACTCACTCTCATCATCCGACACGATGACACCCTTCTCGAAGTACTCCTCTCCCTTCAGTCCTCGGTGCTAGACTTTGATTAACAAGGTCTCCTCTCTAACAGAACACGCTGACAAATCAAATATAGACTCAAGAGTCTCCTAACAGGATCAATCGTCGTCCAAGAGTAATGACTTCCCGTCGTACACAGGTTTTCAAGGGGTCACAACTATATCCTTCCGTCCACAAGGGATCATTGGTCCGGCTGGCCTATTGGCATTACTAAAGACTCCTCTAGCTGTATAAAACATGCCATCATAACACACTCCAGATCCGATTCAGGAGACAAATTTCCCCAATTTAGCTCCCTAGGGTATAACACCGCCAAGGATATCCTTCAAATACCAATCAGTGTCAGAGTCATCTTTAGTCA